GTATATTCTCAATCTCAGGGTCTCGTGGTTCTTCTATGTTAATAGCTAGGTTATTCATAAGATTATTAAATTATTTAATTAACTGTTTCCCACGGCTTTGTCGTAAGAAGTTCGATGTAGTCGTATTTTTTCAGAGATTGAATTCTCTCGTATTCAGGCATAGAAATTTCAAGGGCTTTCTTCCAGTAATCATCAACAGCTATTTTATGTCTATTGGTGAAAGCTTTCTCACCAATCTTAGCGTGCTTATATCCGTAATCAGGGCCACCACATACTGCGTATGCACATAAAACGCCAAAGCCGTGAGGGAAGTTTCCGTTAGCTGTGTAAGTGCGATACTTGTATTGCCCAGTTGCGATAACAGCTGGAGTATAAGGGCCTATGTGAGCTACTGGATCAGTAATGATTGCATAGTTACGATAGCCCATCATTAGTGATTTGACCTGCATTAGTTGCTCTGCACCACCCCAGCTTAATCGTGCTGTAGCGTGAGTTCCGTAGCCTTCGAGAGTGTTTACGAACCACTCACGTCGGCAGATCCACGGCATAAACTTCCAGTACATCTCTTTTTCTTCTGTATAAGCACAATCCCAACCTCCATTGGGTAGACCTGTGTCAGACACTTTTAAAGTGTGCTTTACAGCTGCAGGTCCTTGATGAGCCCAGCGAATTGGAGGATGACCGAAACCAAGGTCCTCATCATCCTTATGCCTATCCATAAAAGAAACAGAGTCACGAAGAGTGTTAAGCCCAAGGAGTACATGACTATCAACGCAAAAGATGTATTCACCTTTAGCCTCCTTTGCAGCTGTCATGCGTGCAGTTGTGAAACCTGGTTCTTCTTGGCGAAAGACTCTGACAAGCCTCTGCTTTAACCACCCAGTCGGATACGCAATAGGCATAAGTTCCCAGAATTTCTTATCGGAGTTATCGCAGAGGACTATCTCTGCACCACCCTCAACTGTCTTTAGCATCTCAATACAGTTGTTGAGAGTGACATTTAGCATTACTATGTCGTTACGATTAGAGATAATGATCGATAGTTTCATATCACTTTCCTCCTCAGCATGTAAACAACCTTATGTCGGTCACCTTGAACATCATAGAATTTAACTGTCACATTATAAGGCTCAAACATGGAGAGGATCTTCTTCGTAAAGACATAGTGAGATTGCCAAGTCATACGAAAAGCACCTTCTGAACCTTTTATTCTTCTCTCAGTGTAAACTTGTTTATCGCAACAAGATTCGGCAGGAGAGTTGATATCGAAAGCTATGACAATAGGCTTAGCATCAAAGATTGCTTTAAGCACTTTATCCTGATCTGCTTTCGCCAAGTGAATCAACACAGCGCTACACAGTATAGCTTCTTGCGCAACATCTATTGGCTCAGTGATGTTGCGTAGAAATGTGCGAGCTGTGTAGGCAGGAAAGTTTTCCCTAATCCTACTGATCATATCAGCTGATGAGTCATAGCCGATGTAATCAGGTTCTTCAACCTTTGATTCAAGGTAGCGTAGAAACCTACCAAAACCACAACCTAGATCAAGCCAACTCTTCTGACCATCAATTAGAAAGTCAAACATATCCTTTGAGTAGTCAGGAACTTTCTGTCCCCAAGAACTCTCAGCACGATTTACTTCTGCTTCTGTCCAGTTATTTAAGTCCATAGCTCCTCCCAAACCATTCGAAAGTTTTACGAAGTCCCTCTTCAATCGAGACAGATGGGTAGATATCTGTTCTATTTACTGCGGTCTGTGCCTCACCTTTTACTGCAGGAGTAAACTCAACTGAAGGCTCGTAGTTCATTAATTCCTTTGAAATATCAGATATCATATAAGCAAGGGTGCGAATAGAGGTAAGTTCACCGCTTGCAATAAACCCTTCGGCTCCACCTATGATAGAGTCAACTACATCATCAACATAGATGAAATCCCTCTTTTGATTGCCAGATCCAATAATTACTAAGGGTTTTCTATCTATGCAGTTTCGAATAAAGGTTGGAATTACACTATGTTTGTGAATAGAACTAGGGCCATAGACGTTTGATAGCTTAAGAATTCTAACATTTATTCCGTAAGATTCTCGATAGGCGATGCACCAATCTTCACATGATCTCTTGGATGCAAGATAAGGTGAAAGGCAAGAATCAGAATTTGCAGATGAAGTGAAGACTAGTCTATTAAAAACTTTGGCTCTCGTGAGTTCAAGACAGTTTAGAATACTTCTGCTGTTCCTCTTGATCGTTACAAGAGGTTCTTTAATGCTTTTGCGAACATCAGTCTCAGAGGCTAAATGAACTGCAGTATCACATTCTATAGATGGCAAATGTAAGGATGTGTCTAAGATTATCCCATTATCTAACGTAGGATTATCTACATTCAGATCTATGACTTTATAAGATTTGCCATCCTTACTTAGTCGATCTGTTAGGTTCTTCCCTATAAAACCGTTTCCGCCAGTCACTAGATAGTCAATCATTTCAAGCTCCAAATGGATCTGCAAAGACAGGTATAGAACCTCTATTCATGATTGGTCTTACTTTAATGTAAGCGTTTTGATCAATAGCTGCTTGTGTGCTTATAGTAGAACTACCACCGCCAGAAGCTCCGATGGAGTGAACAGAGTCGATGCAGTATTCTACATGAATCATACTCTGTCCACTCCCACGCCAGAACACCAAACAACCTTCGGAGGGGGAGATGGCTTTGGTGAAGCGCTGATAAAGGCCGTTAGCGGTAGTATCAAAGTTGCGAGGCAAGATGCCAACAGATTTGAGGATCTCTATGCAAAGCCCAGAGCAGTCAAATCCAGCGAGTGGATCATCTCCACCCCACCTATATGGCAAGCCATAGTTTGCCCAAGCTATTTTAGTTGCAAGAGATCTCAAGTTCATCTTAAATCTCCGGTGTAATAGGCGGCTGAACAGGTGGTTCAGCAGGCTTGACGGATGGAGAAGGCATCTTGACACGAGTTAGTCCGGCACCAACTATTAGTCCATTCATCTCAGGCGGAACACCTAAGTAATGAAGGGCTCCACCAATAGCTGCTACCGCAACTAGGTAGACTAAAGGAATCAAGTTATCAGGTATCATTAGCTAACCTCCAAAATAGTCTTCAGGCTTCTTTAGCCTTAGAGCTTCCCAATCCGCTATGGTTGGTTCCTCGACTTCCCACATAGTGATCATCTGAAGCGCAGCAGGAACTCCATACTTCATGATAAGCTCGGTGATTGTTAAGACTGCATAAAGTTCAGGATTCATAAGTGGTTACCTCCCTAGAACCAAGGTTTAACAGGCTCGCCATAGACGCCGTAAGTTGTCAGCACAGATAGAAGCTCAGAGTAAGCGCTGAGCGCTACCTGTGATAAAGTAATAAATTTCTGTTTTGATTCAGCTTGCTGCTCCGGTGGGAGTGATAGGTACTGTTGGAAAGCTGTCACTGCGTCTTCGTGAGCTACACGATAGGAATTAGCTGCTTCAATAATCTTGCTTTTGCCTTCATCAGATATAAGCCCTCGTTTGTATAGATCAGCAGCCGACTTTAAGGCAGTGTCATAAGTCACTCCCATAGTACCAAGAGCATTAAACGAGCGCTTGTTGAAAGATCCGGCGCAGCCTAGAATAGCTAAGATGGCGATGAAGATAATTAAAAAATTTAACGATCTTTTTCTAAACATCAGTTTACCTCCCTTTCTTCAACTGTTTCGTACTCAACCTCTACCAACATACCAGATTCACGAGCAGCTTTTAGTCCCCTCCGCTTGAATTCTGCAATTTCTTCTGGTGTTGCTGTAATTGAAAGATGACGAGAATCAACTTTCGTCGGAGCACGCAGTCCAGCTATGTCCAGCGAGACCGTGTCCGCAGTTTCCTTTTTCAACTTAGCATCAGTGGAAGGAGAATCAAAGAGCTGATGATAAGTTTTCATTGCCTTGAGTGTCAAAGCTTTTATTTCTTCATTGAGTTTAACGTAGTGCTCGTCTCGCTCTTCGCGCAAATTAGATAATTTCTCCTTGCCGAGCGAAGAGTTGAGTGCATTAGATACAGTTGCAGGTGTGATGTTCAGAAATTTGGCAATATCTTTGTGTTTCCACCCTTGCAGCGCCAATCCTAGTATCTCATGCTGCCTTTGCCAAAGCTGCTTGATGTCATAGGTGCCTGACCTATCACTTCTGCGCTTATCTATTTCCCTACTCTCAAACCCATATAAGTTTTCCATATCTAATAACCTCTATTTTATGATTATATCTGGCAAATTATAACAGAGTTACCTACAAATGTCAACGTAATATTCCGTGAAATTAGTATGTAGAAGCAACTATTCACTAATTTGTACATTTTCATCTACAAAACGTGAAAATTTTCACGCAAAGAGTCTGTCATTCTCTCTAATTACCACCTCTCAGATGGCTTAATACCTTGTCGAAATTGTACAATTTTGTACATTTATTCTAATTTTTGGGAGAAAATGTGAGAGAGGTAACCGGCCGGAGAACGGGGCAAATCTACCCCTATCGCTTTTTTGTTGACATTTTATCTAGGTATGGTATTATGAATTTGTATGGCGAGTCCATACGGCTCTTTGACAATCTAGTGCATGGTTGCTAGGGCGTGATAGGAGGATTAAATATGTCTAATCAACTAGGCAACATGATAGGCAAAATTAAACACGTTTTCTCTATTACTAATCACGCTAAAGAGACCGTCAAACTATCGGTAACATTCGATTTTACGACTAGTTCCGACGCCGATATTAAATCATGGTTAGTTTCGGATCGAACTATCGCATTTCAACGGCCATCTAGAATGTTATCGGTGGAAGAGGTTGAGGCATTAGACGGTTCAACGATTTTAGCTAGTGATGCCGGAAAGAAAGTAAAATCTAGAGCCGAACGAATTGCGGAACTCGTGAATGTCGGTCTACCGGAGGCGCTAGCCGAAATGGCAATAGATAATCCGGCTAGTTTCGAGAACGCCATGAAATCAATTCAACCTAGCAACGAATAACTAATAAACAGCCCTGCACCATGCTACTAGATTGTCTAACCTAGCCCTAGATAGAGCAATCTGTCTAGGGCTTTCTTTTTGTCCATGTTGTACTATATAACCTTGGGAAATGACAGGTGATAGTTGTAGTTGAATAGATAATTAAATAATTTAATTAACTTCTACCTAATTTCACGAATAAATACGTTGACAATGTACTGTAGTTCTGTTATAAATGTAACCGTAACCGTTAAATGTTTGTATAATACCTTCCTCCCTTTTACCTAATAAAAAAAAAAAAAAAAAAAAAAGGGATATGGGGTTTCGCAAACTTAAAACAATTACACAAACAATGGAGGTGTTAGATGAGAGTGAGAAGAGAGGTATTGAAACAAGAGAGGAGTCTAGTGGTGCATAGTAGAGTGGATGTAGTTAAGCTAGCGGATATAGCACTAGCGATGATTGAGAGTGGATATACACCTGCCGGAGCAAGTTCATTAGTAGCTGGGTGTGTTGAGCAGTTGCATCATGCACTGTTAGAGTTAGGAGTTATTAAAGAAGCTAAGAGAATAACTAGTATAGCAGTGGCTTGGCAACAGTTGGAGATATTAGGATATGTGACCAAGACTATGAAGAAACAGAATAAAAATAAACTTAACATGGCTTGGGGATTTGAGAACTTACGCAACGAAGGTGTTGATCCAGAACAATATGCACCTATGTATTATAAGAAGTTGCACAATCAGCACTCAGTGAAACCAGTAGATGTAGATATGTTGGTTGAGATATTTGACAGAACTCCTGCATCAGGTAGGTTTAGTAAGCCTGTGCAGGATGAGTATAGTATTAAGAAAGCGAAAGAACTAGGATTTGCCACAGTAGCTGAGTATAAAGAATGGTTGAATACACCTGCAGGAATAGCTTATGGGAATAAACTAGTTCCACAAGGTCCTAGTAATACAAAGAGTTTGGTGCTAGCAACTGATCCAGATGCACCTAAGCCTGATGAGCCGGTGAAGTTAGGTAGGCCGAGAAAAGTTGAATGTGAACCAGCTGTTGTCACACCTGTGCCAAGTACAGATGCACCTGAATGTGTGTTAGCTGGGGATGATACACCTAGGAAGAAAACAGATGATGAGTTGGAGAGAGATGCTGAGAGGATAGCGAAGAAAGATAGAGACATAGCTAACATGGACATGAGTGCACCTCCGGCGAATAAGATAATTAAATAATTTAATTGTCTGTGGCCGCAACTGTAATTAAACTGTAAATGCAAAAAGGGCTTGACAACGAATTCGGGTTATGATAGAATGGTGGTGAAAATAGTAATGGACATTTACCTAACCCAAACTAATGGAGGAACTATTATGCCAGAAACTCGTTGTTACACTGATGTTGAGAAGCTAGTCAAGAATGTATTTGAGAAAGCGGACTTTG